GCTCGAAGGCCGCGTAGTTCATGAGGGCCCCGACGCTCTGCACGCCCCCGTAACCGAGCACGCCGACCTTGGCCACCATCAGGGGGTCTTGCACGCTGGGAAGCTCCGTGCGCGCAACCAGGCGACTCAGGCGGCCCACGGCGTCGGTCACCCCGCCGTCGCCGCCGTAGCACTGGACGGCCAGGGTAGCGTGACGCACGCCGCGCACGCGCATGGTGACGTTGCCGGCCCCGTCTTTCAGGGCCTCGGTCCAGTCGCGCCCGCGCGGGCGGATGTTCGTCAGGCGCATCGCGATGTAGGGCCCTGTAGGACGCGGGGCGCCCTGCTCGGCCCACACCACGTTGCCCGCGGCGAGCTGCGAGGCCGCCACGATCCAGGCGTGGATGGCGTTTTCTGCGGTCGTGCCGATCACGGGATCACCTGCCGCGCCGCGAAGGCGTTGTAATGGGAGCCACCTCGGAAAATCCAGGGGCCGTCAATGTGGTAGATCGCCCACACCTCGCCGTCGATCGTCACGAGGTCGCGCGTGCGCAGCGAATAGACCGTGATCACCTTGCGGCTGTCGGCCACGTGCGCGCCCTCGGGGAGCACCTTGAGGTCGGCGCCGCCGAGCGGCTGCACGCTGGCCACGACGGTGAACGCGGTAGAGGCTGCCGCGACTGCGCGCCCCACGACGTAGGACATACTCGGCCGTGACACGTTGTAGGTGCCCGTGGTGAACCGTGCGATGCGATCGATCAGCGCCATTACTGCCTCACCTGCCACGTGATCGCGTTGACGAGCTGTCCGGTGTCGACGAGCGTCGTGCCCTTGGCGTCGGGGGCCTTCCCCGCCCGCGCGTTCTTCCGCGCCGTCGCCGCCGCCGTGGTCGGGGGCGTGACCTGATCGCTCTTGACGAACTGCTTGATCTCGTTCGCGCCCCACGCGCCTAGCAAGTCGAGGGCCTTCTCGTAAGTGATCTTGCCCGACAGGACCCCGGCCATAAGCTTGCCCTGAACCTTGCCCAACTCGCTGGCACGGATCTCGAAGGTGCGACGGATGAAGCTGCGCTCGGGCATCTCGGCCGTACCAAGCTCGTGGATCAGCGCCAGCTCAAGCACAGTGATGTCAGATCCGGCATGTCGTACGCCGGCGTCGAGGAAGCCGATCGCCACCGACGACTTGAACATGCCGTCGACCTTGAGCCGGATCGCGTCCCACACGCGCGTATCGGTCTTGCCCATGACGTCGGGCATCAGATCACCACCATCGCGCGCGCGAGCCCGGACGTGCGCATGAGCGCGGCGAGGCTGCGCCCGTAGCCCGTCGATCCGTAGTCCGTGGTCGCCGCGGCCGCGGCGCCATAGGACACCGACAGGCCGCCCGCGCTCTCCGAGACGACGGGCCCGGACGCGCCGCCGATCGCGAGCGCCGCGGCCGTCGCCAGGTGCGCGACGAGATAGATGCGCGCGAGCTTGAGCTTCGGCGCGGCCTCCCCGCCGAGCGCCTCGACGGCAAGCGCGGTGTTGGCATGCGCGAGGTAGAGGCTCTGCGCGCCCGCGCCCACGGCGGCAAGCTCCGGCGCGATGTCGAGGACGTCGGTCCAAGTGATGTCGGCCATGGGGTTTCCTTACGGGTCGACCACGATGAAAGCCGGGTCGTTTTGCTCGCCAAGTGTAGCGTAGACGTTAGCAGCCCCCGGCGCCACGGTCGTTCCGAGGCCCGTCTGCGCCAGGGTCATCTTGCTGGCGTCGTCGCAATGCCAGTACACGCCGGTGGTGACAACTGCCGTGGACGCGTCGCTGTAGGTCGCGGTCGCCGTGAATTGCTGCGTGCCGGGTGCGATGTTGACGCCCGCTGGTGTGACTTCCACCGACACCACGAACCTGGTGGGGATGAGTGCCGAGTAGGCGATTGCCGGCACCAGCGCCGTGGCGTAGACGGATAGATCCTCGGTGCACCAGAAACCGGTGTGCGGGGCCTGATCGTCGGACGCGCCGGTGGCGGACAGGCCGAGCCGTTGCAGAATGCCCCAGCGCCACCCGCCGTTGGCGTGCTGCGCCGCCTCGATGAAGCGCACGGCCTGCACCGCTAGTGCGGTTTCTCCGAGCCACTGGCATATGCTGCGCCACTGCCCCGAAGAGACGACGTCGTAATACACGTCGCCCACGCCAAACCCGTGCGCGCCGGTCGCGCCGCACGCGAGGTAGCCGGGCACGCCACCGCTTTGGTCGACCGCCGGGAGCATCCAGGTGAAGAACGCGCTAGCCGACAAGGTGTCGCCCGCCTTGAGGGCCCCTAGCGCCGAATTCATGTTGTTGTCGGCGATGATCGTGTTGTTGACCGCGTTGAACTTTTCCCAGTTCGCGGCGTTGTAGGCCGGGGGTGCGGCGGGGTAGTTGGGCCACGCGGTATAGTGATCCAGCCAATATCCGTCCGCGTGCTGCGAGTCGGAGTAGAACGCCCGCGCCCCTGCAACTCGCGCGCCATACGCCGAGTCGCCGGTGATAAACGACAAAAGGGTGAGGGCGCCGATGTAGTTGTATGACTCGCTGGCAATGAGCCGGTCGCTCATCGCGCCCGACGCGGTCACGAACATGAACGGAGCGGGGTACGCGGGGCCACCGAAGCCGAACGACGTGAGCCACGTATTCGGTGCGTCGATCATGCTGAGCAGCCAGTCGCCGAGGTCGTACGCCGCGATGCGGTAGCCGTCGTCCGCCGTGGCGGTGTAGAGCGCACAGAGCGCCGTGAGGATCACGAGCCCATCGCCGCTGTAGTACGCCGGCGAGCCGGTACCGTCGAGGTCGCCGGCTGCAATCCACGTGCCGCCCGAGTAGGTGATCAGAGACGGGAACGCACCGAGCGCGATGCCCGGGGCGGTGACTTGCCAGGTGAGTAGCGTCGTGGCCAGGGTCTGCGCCGCGGTGACCTCGCCCCGGGCTAGGTGCCACAGGATTTTCTCCGCGGCGAGGCGGGGGTAGATCCAGCGCGCGGCGTCGGTGCCGATAGCGTAGAAGTTGAACGGGATCCCGACGACGGTCGAGCCCGAAGGCCCGAGCGCCTCGGCGTCCATCCACGCGCCGAACGCGGTGCGCATCACGTCCACCAGAGGCGCGCCGCCCCCGATGGACGCGAGCCGAAGGTCGAACGAAAAGGGGAGGAAGTCGCCGAGGAAGCGACCGCCAAAATCAGACATCGGCGGGGAAGTCCTCAAGGGTGAAGACGTAGTACGTGGGGCCGACGCCCGCGCAGCGGACCTTGACCCGGTCGAAGAAGCGGAGGTCGGTCATGGTGAACCAGCGCGACGATGTCGAGCCGATCGCCTCGCCCTCGGCAACGATGCCGAGGATCTTCCACGCGCCACTGCGGCGCCCCCAGATCTCGAAGACGGCCGCGGTGCCGCCCGTGCAAGTGACGGACCCAAGCCAATCCGTGGCAGGGGCAGAAAACCGGCTCGCGAAGGTGTCCATCGCGACGCCCACGTCGCCCGAAGGAACCGCCTCGCTACTCGCCCCGGAATGATTCGCGCTCGCCATCACTTGCTCCCTACTGGAAACGAAAAGCGACGCCGCCGTAAGACGGGGGCGCCGCGGGTCAACTTAGCGCGCGGGGCGCCGGACGGTCAGATACCGTCGCCGTAGGCGATCGCCTTGGGGCGGTAGACCACTACGCCACCGCACCGAGCGTGGCAGTTGGTGATCGTCTCCATGTCGCGCACCTGCGGCGCGAACTGGTCAAACTCCACGGGCACGAGCGACTCCAGGACGTCCGGGCTCTTGTGATAGACCATCATGCGCTTGCCGGTCCACTGACCCGCGGGGGCAGCGTCGAGGGCGTACCAGGGCTCGACCGTGGTGATATGCGGCGAGTTGGCGAGGAAGTGCTTGAGGATCGTGACGTCGCTGCCGTCGCCGAGCCGGCGGGTCGAGATCAGGTGGTAGCTGGCCAGCGGCAGAAGCATCGTGTCGGGGTGCTCGACGTCGTTGCTGTTGACGACGATCTGCGTAACGATCGCGTTCATGTCGGCGAGGATCTCGTCGGAGGTCTTGAGTGCCCACGTCGGCGAGGCGCCGGCACCATTAGGCACGGTGTAAACCTCGGTGCCGGACAGGGTCAGAAGGCCCTGCATCGCGATACCGTACTTGGTGCTGTCACCGAAGGTCAGGATGCGGTTGATTTCCTGGGCAATCGCCTTGCGCGCGGCGTTCGCCTTGCGCTGGGGGAGCTGGTTGCCGAGGCGCGCGGCCACCTTGGCCTCCTGGAAGTCGAAGCCGTAGGAAGCCGTGATCGGCTTGATGCCCTGCGGGGTGCTCTCCGAGCTGGACACGTCCGCGCGGGGCGCGGTGCCCTGGTAGGACGAGCCGAGCGCGGTCATGCCGTACTCGCGCGAAACGCGGTAGGCATACTGCTCGTCGGTGTCGCTCACCTCGGTGTTCTTCGGGATCAGCGCCATCGCCTTAAGCTCGGGGTACTTGACCTCGAAGACGGCCGCGCGAATGCGCAGAAGCTCGCGAGCGTAGTTGACGCTCTCCGAGGCATCCATGTGGTTGGACAGGTCCGACCGCTCGATGCGAGCGACCAGTGAAGCTTGATCGAGACGGGTGGCCATGGTTCGTTTCTTTCCGTTTTCGTTTTGCAGAAGGGGAAGGGGCTACACCGATCAGGTGTTGGTGAAGTCGACTTCGAGAATCGCGAGGCCGCCGTCAGCACACGACGTCATCCACACGCCCTGAGCGGTACAGTCGATCATGTCGGTCGAGTCGTCAGCCGACTCCAGGCCGCCGAGATACTCGGGCGGGGTCGAGCCGACCGCGCGAACCCAGAGGCGCTCGCCCCGGGTGACGCCGCCCTTGGGCTTCGCCCAAATGCGACCCTTGCGCAGACACGCGAGGGTGACACCCGGCTTGAGGCCGGTCGTGCCGAGCTGCGCGTCAGTCGAGCCGACGGTGTAGGCGTTGGCGTGGAGCACAATGCCGAGCACCTTGTCGCCCTCTGCCGACGGCAGGAGCGCAGCGTTGTCGGCCGAGCCAAACTTGACGGCGCGGCCAAACGCGATCTCCGCGCTCGCCTCGGCGTTGTACATGGGCTTGACGTCGTGAGCGCCGGTGTCCGCGAGGGCACCTTCGATAGCGACAGTGAGGGTGGTCCCGTACGTGGTCTGAACCGACATCTTACTTGCTCCCTGCGGGGGTGTTCTTCTTGCCGGCACGCCAAGCATTGGCGCTCTCAGCTTCCATCTTCTTGCGGGCAGTCTCTTCGTCCGGCGCGCCCTCGGCGTCGCCCGCGGCGGGCTTCATCCACGGCGCGGCGCCGTCGGCGCGCACGCCCGCGAGCGCCAGCGCCGCGGCGCCAGCGCGCTCGGTCGCGGCGTCGTAGCGCGCGGTGACGTAGTCGTCAGAGCGGGTCGCCACGAGGTCGACCTTCTCCACGGCCTTGACGACGGCGCACTTGATCGCGCGGTCCGACAGGCCGTCCATCTTGAATTCCGGCCCGAGCACGGCGCGGGCCGAGGTCATCAGCTCCACGCGCGCCGCGATCGCGGCGGTCGCGCCCTCGGCGGCATCGGTGCGCGCCTTCTCTGCGGCGTCCGCGCGGGCAGTCGCCGCAACGGCCGCGCTCTCCGCGGTCGCGAGCGCCAGCTCGTTATCCTTGGCGAGCTTCTCCGCGGCGTCCGCGCGGGCAACGGCCGCGGCGGTCGCGCCCTCGGCGGCATCGGCGCGCGCCTTCTCGGTCGCAACTTCGGCCTTGAGCTTCTCGATCTCTTCCACGGTGGTATCCTCGTCGGGGGTTGGGGTCATCTCGGCGGCCCCGTCGAGGCGCACGCGAGCACTTGCGCCAGCGCGCGGGCTATGGACGATTGCGACGTGGTTGCCTCGGATGTTCCGCTGCACGGCGTCGTACCGCTCGCCCTCGGGGCTAACGCCCGGGGTTTCGTCGAGGTCACACTCGTAGCCGCACGAGACGTAGACCTTGCCGGCCTCCATCTTCGCGATCGTCGCGGCGTCGAAGACGGCCAGCGTGGCGTTGACGTGGGTGCCATCCTTGCGCACGGTGTCGCCGGTGGCACCGCAGGCGTACTTCTTCGCGGTCTTGCTCGTCAGGAGCGCGGGCGGGTGATCGTCGGTGACAGGCACGCCCGCGAACGATTCGAGCGACTCGGGCGCGAAGACCTCGGAGTCGGGGCGGTACTCGCGACGAAGCGAGCCGTCCGCGTTCCGGTAGTCGAAGACGCCGGTGCGAGTGATCGCGGCGTCGGCGCGCAGGCTTCCGTCAGCTCGGCGTTGTGCCGGGCGAAGGGTCCCACGATCGATCCGGGTGACGGCCATGTGCAATCATCATGCCACGGTCCGTGGTGCTTGCAACAGGCATTCCAACTTGAAGTGCACTTTTTCGTTCCGCCGCCCGGATGCGCCGCACACTGATCTGCGAGCCCACCACGAGCCCGGCGATCTCGGGGACGGCAAACCACCACGAGTGCTCGATGAAGGCGTAGAACGTGAACAGCGTGATCCCGTACTCCACGATGGAGAGCAGGCTCGTGCGGTTGGGGTCGCGCTTCTGGTACGCCTCGAAAGCGTAGGCCTGCACAACGTCAAGGACGGCCGTCGCGAAGAAGACGAGGATCGCGATGGCAATGGTCAGCACGGGAACGATTCTAGCACCCCGAAAGGTAGCTAGGAACCGCCGAAAAGCTCAATCATCTAGCGCGTCTAGGATGTCGTCCAGGAACGGTTCCGCGTGGCATCGGCATAGGATCGGCTCGCCCGGTAGCTCTCCGTCCGGCGGCTCGTCGTAGCTGTAGGGGGTACCACCCTGGTTGGGGTCGGACGCCTCTTGTCGCTCGGTGTGCTCATCGCGCACGCGGGCGTCGTTGGACGTCCGCCACACGAAGCGGGTCACGCCCATCTGGCGTTGGCGTGCGGCGTTGATCTGCCCGTAGATCTTACCGACCTGATCGCGCGCGATCAGCTTGGCCCGCTCCTCGCCCCCGGACACGATGCCCGCGATCTCGGCCGCCATGTCCTCATGCCGGGTGCCGTCCTGAATCCCGCGAAGCACGAGCATCTCCACGTCGAAGGCGGCCACGTTGCCGATGTTGGTGATCAGCCCGACGTTGGCGTCAATGTAGGCTTCGGCCATGGGGCCGAGCACGTTGGTCGTGCGCACCGTCTCGCCGCCGAGCGCCGCGCCGATCTGCCGATCTAGCTGCACACGCTGGTACGCGCTGGTGCGCTCTGCGCTCGCTCGCGCGACCGTCGCGATCTCGGCCTCGGTCGGGTTGATGCGCTCGCCCGCGGCCCGGATCAAGGCGCGCACGCGCTTGCCGTCGTCGGCGTCGTGGCGCTCTAAGCGGCTCCTGGCGCGCGCGGCCATGCCGGGCAGCTCGGCTAGCAGGGGCTGGAATGCCGCGCGCAGGCGAGGCGCCACGAGCCGCAGGACGTCACGCACGTAGTCGTCCGCGACGCGGTCGGGCGGGATCTGCCGCGGCATGCGCCGACGCCGAGCAGCGATCCCCATGGCCTTGCGGGCCCGGAGCTGCGCGATCGTCTGTAGGGTCTTGGCGTTCACGCGACAAACCGGACAGCGATCCAGACCCACCCCGCGGCGCGCGCGGCCGCGACCGTGGCGTTGCCCTCGACCACGTCGAAGCCAGCAAGCGTCTGTCGCACGTCCACGGGAGCGCGCCGGGCGATGTCGCCGCGCGCCGCCGCGCGCATCTTGTCCGTGGCGCGCTCGGCGGCGCCCGCTCGCGAGCGCGTGCACCGCAGGTCGGCGAGAGGCACCACGCGCTCGGTGCTGGTGAAGTAGTCGGTGAGGTCGCCGGGCAGGCTACTCTTCGCCATACACGAAGGCCTTCTCGCCGGTCTTCTTGGTGTGCGCGGCCGCATAGGCCTCGGCCTCCTTGCGGGTCTTGTGCACCGGCCCCTTGCGGTAGAGGCCCTCGCCGGGCAGCTCGAAGTCGTCGACGGCCCCGACCTGAAAACCCGCGCCCTTGGCGGGGGTGATGCGTGCAACAGCGTCGAAGCTAGCGGTGATCCAGTCGGTCATGATGTTTTACTCCTCAGCTACAAGGGTGGACGTTGTCTCCCCGAAAGTCAATGGCGTCTCTGCGAGGAAGAGTCTCCGACTGTACCGAAGTGCTGCACAAGGTCCTCGGCGAGTGACGCGACCACGGGGGGCTCGCGTCCGGTGTCGATGGCATAGGCCCGATCGGACATCGCCTTGCCGTAGGCTTTCAGTTCTGCGCCTCGCGTCTTGGCGAGCACCTTCTGATCGGCCGTGACCGGCTTGTAGAAGTCGTGACTCCACTCGGCCCAATCGTGCTGGTTTGCCGTGCGGATCTGGACCTCTTTTTGCAGGCCGTTTTCGTCCTCGATGATCAGGTGGTGCGAGCGGTAATCGCCCTTGGGGTTGTCGATGTAGTTATCTTCCGACACCACCTTGAACTGTCCGCGGATCGCCTCGACGTTGGCCTTGACCTCGTCGACCGTGCCCGCAGTCACGCGCACGCCGGTCATGTCGGTCAGCTCGGACACGTCCTTGTAGAAGCCGTCCGAACGCTCGATCTTCTCTGCGGCACTGTCGGCCTCCTTGGTGCGGCTCGACACCGTGCCGACGATCACGGCCTCGATCTTGCTGTGCGTGTCCGCGCGCGCGGCCTCGTGCTTGACTGCCAGCTCGATCGCCTTCTCACGCTGCTCTTCGATCTGCTCGGGGGTCAGGCGCGGCGTCTTGCGCCCCTCGGCGGCCGCGGCCTTCGCCGCCGCCTTCGCCTCGGACTTCGCCTTGACGTCGGCCTCGGCTGCCGCTTTGCCGCCGCCCGAGCCGCCGCCCGAGCCGCCGCCGCCGCCGCCGCCCGAGCCGCCGTTTTCCGCGCGGGGCTGGTCGGGATTCCAGTCGCCGCGCGACTTGGCGTTGGCCTTCTGGGTAGCCGCCACGCGCGCCGAGCCGTCGGCAAATTCGGCCGAGCCCGTCCACGCCATGACGTCGTCGTCGGTGGCGGGGCGCGCGCTCGTGACGTCGTAGTCGCTGGCGTAGGCCTTGGCGAGCGCCTCGGGCGAGCCCTTCGTCATGTGGCCGCTAGGCCCATCCTTGCCGAAGATGGACAGGCGGTGCGCGCCCTCCTCGGGGTTGGCCGTCTCGCCGGACTTGATCAGGAGCGTCTCCCTGCCGCTCTTGTCGGCGATGATCACGGCCGGGCTCTTCGTCAGCGCGTCAGAAAGCCGCTCGATCTTGGCGGCCTTCGCCGCCATGAGTTTCGCGCTCTGCTCGGCAAACGAGACGATCGGCTTGCCGCCGGACTCCTTGGCCGCCTGCGCGTCGCCGTCGGCGTCTGATGCGGCCTCAAACTCCTCATCGCTCATGGTGGCGATCTCGGCCTTCGTCTTGCCCTTGAGCGTCGGGGCGGCCTTCGCCGCGGTCCCGTCGCCCTCACCGAA